AGTTGAACTGAATGCCCATCATATTAGTGAAGGTTGCACGATTGCATCTTGCAGACCAGCGCAGCACCAAATCCGTATAAGTACCAGGAATAGCAGAAAATGTAACAGATGCAGCAGTAGTAGTAAGGACATTGGATGAGATAAGTGAGTAGGTATTAGGCATTTTTTATCCCATACAGAGTAGCGGTTGTGCCAGCAGCAAAAGTATCTGAGGCGCTTCTTAACAGATTGACTGAAGTAATAGCAGTAGTTGAGCGATACAGCCCGACAATCCTCTGTACATTTCCGCTGCCGTTATAGTCGGCTGAAGTGGAACAAAGGTGAGTTTTATTTGTTGACCCAGCATAAGAGAAAATATCAATCTCATATAAAGTCGGCTGACTCGTGCTATCTGAACTATATGCTTTGCAGGTTAATTGTGCGGCACTTGTAATACTTGCAGAGCCAGTAGAACTGCCATCGCCTGACAAAATTGTCACAGAGTAATTAGTAGCACTGTCTGAGTTGTAACGCATCCACATAAAAGAACCTGATGTGGGTCTGCCAGTTAGAACTATTCTTAAATCCGTATAAGTAGCAGGAATACTTGTAAAGTTAATAGTTGCTGTTGCTGTGCCTAGAGTAGTGGTAGCGATTGGCTCGTATGTTGCTGGCATTTACGCTCCCTTAATTCCGTATAGTGAAATCCTAGTTCCTGTTTCGTAACCTGAACCATTTGATATATATAACTCAATCGAACTAATCGCGCTCGTGTTTCTCCAACAACCGCTTTGTAAGCGTATGAACTCATTGCCCCATGCTCCATTTGTATTGTTTCCATTAAACAACCTCAGAGTTTTGTTCTTAGTGGTTGATGCATAATCAATAATATCAAGAATTCCGACACCATAAATGTTTGCCGCTGTTGCTCCACCCATCATTAGTGCATCTAATGAAAAGTCATTTGAGTTAATATCAGAACCAACACTAGGTGATGAACCATTTCCGCTGAGATGATGTCTGTCATACACACTAGAAGTATCACCGTTAAAGCGTAACCTTAACGCTCCACTGCCACCACCGTTTCCTGAATTATCTCTTGCAATGATTCGGATTTGAAGGTGCTTGTATGTTGAAGGAATTGAAGAGAATGTGACGCTAGTTTGACCGCTTCCTGTTGCAGTAGCAATAGATTCAAAGGCTCCAGGCGCTCCTGCTGCTGCAAGCGTGCGATATCCGTACGCCGATCCGTTTGCGATAGGTCGGTGTCGCTGCTGTCTTGATAATGGTGAATACATATGCATCTATTGCAGAAGCATTTCCTGCCGAAATCGCTGCTGGAACCTTTGGAGTTACTGCGCTTCCATCAATTTGAATCACATTTGGATAATAGGCAGTTGACCCGTTGGTGTTAAGCCATACAAGTGTGATTGCATCGCCGACTGCTAAGACTGAGCTGAGAGTTGCTCCGCTTGAATATCTGAAGTTGAGCGTGTGGTTGGCGGTGGCGTTTGAGGTGTAATACCACACCGATGCTGTTGAAACATCAAAGTTGATTGTTCCTGTCGCTGCCGATGCCACCACATTGACATCTTCTTCAAATCCTTTGATGACCAAATCTGATTGAGCAGAAGCAATTGAAAGTGTCACGGTTCCTGAAGTTCCGCCACCTGACAAACCTGTTCCGGCGGTTACGCCTTCAATATCTCCTGATGCCGGGGTTGCAAACTGTAAGAAGATCGCCTCACTTGGGCTTGTAAAGCGAAGAACACCACCTTGATTTTGAGCAAGAACAAGTGATCCTGAAGTTGTAACCGTTGCCGTTCCTGCCGTAATGGTGCAAGTTCCTGTGCCAATGTTGATGATGGTAACAATGTCACCTGTTGCAAACAATCCTGTGTTTGCGGTGATTGTTGTTGCTCCTGCATTGTTCATTGTGATTGCATCACCTGCATCGGCTGCAACAAGCACATAAGAAGCAACCTTTGCGCTCGCAGCTCCACCCAACATCGCAGTCTGTTGCAGCGATGTCATTTGTGCTGCGGTCAAAACTTGACCTGTTGTGAATGTCTGTTTTGCCATTGTTGCTCCTTAATCAGTAGGAAAGCACAGAGTTTGCGCCATCCAATATGCCTTGTGTTGTTGAATCTAAAATGAACGCCTGAATTATAGGCTCAGCCGTGAAAAATTTTGTTCCCCAAGTGTTGGTCGTAATGTCATGCTGAACGCCTTGTATGAATAGTTCAAGGGTGACACTTCCTGCCCCTGGAGTTGACTTAGTAATGTCAACCAAGTCAAAGATGTCTAGTTCCAACCCTGCCTGGATTCGAGCCGTCTCTGCATCATCTGCCAAATTCAGCCCAATGGAGTCAATGCGAAAAATGGCATCTTTGCGTGATTGAAGGATCATCGTTGCTTGGTCTAAAGACTCAGCATCGGTTTCAATGAGTAATCCTTCACGCTTTCCTGAGTGGATGAAATAGGTCTCAATGCTGCTTGTGTCCTGCACAGTTTGAGCGATACCGCCTTCGCGATTGACGGTCACATCGTTAAAGATAAGGGTGTCGTCATAGGCAAAATCAATGGTTTGATATGAAATGCCTGTGCCATCATCTGCAAAATCTGTTGCCGTCTGATCTGCCTTTTGAGCCAGGGTGTCGCGTGAAAGGAATGTGGCGTTGCCTTCAGGGTCAATATAGAAACCGCCGAATTCGCTGTTTTCAATTGTCTGCAAAGCATTGAGCAGATCGCGGTCAGTTCCTGGGTCTGCCTGAACGGTGCTGTCGCCTGTATCAATCACACGCATTGAAGTTGGGAAGGTTGGAACATCAAGCAGGTTATTCATGCGCTCACCTGTTGTCTGCCCTGCCGAAGTTCCTGCCACCGTTGAAATCGAAACATTGGAGAAAAGACGGAATGCATCCACGCATTGCAAGGTCACACTTGAGACTGATTCAACACCGACTCGAAAGTTTGTGTCATAGCTCGTGATATAGCCTGAATATAGGTAATAGCGAACTGAATTGTAATCTGCCCAAATGCGGATTTTGCGAAGAGGTACGAGTTTGCCATAGTAGGGCGATGAGGTATTTGTTGGCACCCAATCGCCGTTTGTATCCTCAAGAGTAACAGTTGCACTTCCTGCTTCAAACTTGTTCAGGATTCTGTTTCTGCCTCTGCGAATTGAAGCGCGAAGGGTGATGTCAGAAACATCAACAACATCTGAAGCCGTATCTGCCAGGATGCCCACGCCAAGCGGCGTTGAAGCATCACCAAGAATAAGTGGGTTGCCGAAGGCAGGGCCGTTGGCAAAGTCAACTGCAACGCCAAGTGTAGGCATAGCCATTAGATTGTCACCGCAGATTTCAGAATTGCTTGACCGTTATTTTGTCCTTGAAGCAAACCGTTTCGAACAGTTGTAACCAAGTCGTTCTCTGTTGTCACACTTCCATAAACATTGATTGTCACGCCAGGTGGTAATTGTGAACCTGTTCCTGATGTGCCTAATCCAACAGTTGATGGTGCTGAAATTGTTGGGGCGCTGATACTTGTTTCTGCTCCGACAAATGGTTTGTAGCCACCCAATACTGCCTTTTCTTGTGTGGTCAAAGTTCCAAAGGCACTTGCTGCTGATCCTTCAAAAGATTCAAGTTTCTTGGCAACTGCCGTGATTTGTGCAGGTGTTGGTGGCACGACCGGTGGTGGTGGCATTGTAGGTGAAAGTTTTGTTCCTGCTGCCAACATATAAGCATTCAAAGCTGCAAGAGCATCTTTCCAAGACTGCGCTGCTTGGTTTCCAGGTGTCGGCCACAAATCCGATGGAGTTACACCTTCGGAAATCTTCTTTGCGTAGTCTCCAACTTCTTTGTTAGTCAGACCCCACTTGTCCATCAAAGCATTGACTTCGCTCTGATCTAGTTTGCCATCGTTGATGTATTTGAAAAAGTCAAGATACATCTCTGCTTGTTTCTTGGTGATTCCCCATTGCTTTGCAAGCAGATCAATTTCTTCTGTTGAAAGTTTTGCATCATTGACTGCAAAAATGGCGGTTGTGTAAGCAACAACTTTGTCTGCGCTGATTCCCCATTTGCCGGCAAGAAGGATGACTTCTTGATCTGAAATAACTTGATCAGCAACGACTCCAAGCAAATCAACATATCGCTCAAGTGCTTGATTCGCCTTCATTTGAGCATTCATGTTTTCAATGATTGCTGCAATTTTGCGTTGCTCTTCTAGGTTGTTTTGCTTCAGAAGATTCAGGCGTGCTGCTTCAAGCTGAATTGGGTCTGTATCTGAGACATTTTTGATGCCAAATTTGTCAAGACCTGCTTTTTTAATTGCAGCACGAACTTCAGCGGCTTTCTTTTCAGCAGCGGTCAGTTTTGTCGTGTCTGTTGTTGTCTTGACAACGACTTTTCTGTTCTTTTCATTGGCTGCTGCAAACTGCTTTGCAAACTCGTTGAGTTCACTCAAATGTGAATTGTATGCTTGAGTTGATTTTGCACCCTTATCGGTTGCATCTGTCAGTTTATTGATTGCAACATATGCTGCACCTGCTGCAACAACAAAACCGCCAATGGCTGCTGCTGCTGCGATTGCCGAAGCACCGCCTGTGGCAAACGCGGTTGCCGTACCTGCGGCGGTTGCTGCTGCTGTTTGCTTGACAAAAGCTGATCGCAAAAGACCGATTGCAGTCACAACGCCATAAATACCTGTTGCCAACTTTGCGCCAACAAAGATTGCTGCAAATGCTTTTACCGCACCCAAATTCTCGGAAATTACTTTGAAGAATCCTGCCAACAACTTGCCAACCTGCATCAGTGTTGTGCCTAAGCCTTCTAAACCTGCTGCAAGTTCATCCTTGTTTGTGTTGACCCATGTCTCAAGTGCCGGAAGCACATTTGCGACAATGTATTCTGCAAATTCTTGAACGACCGGAAGAAGGGCATACCCTAAAGTCTCAAGGATTTCATCATAAGCAAGACCCAATTTTTTCAGTTGGCCTTCAAGAGAATCTGCTGCGGTGATTGCAGCTCCACCATATGCTTTTGTTAAGGCATCAACTGCGCCTTTGAAATCTTTATTTTTTACAATTGTTTTGTCAATGCTCACGCCAAGTTTTGTGAGTGCGCCAATGTTGCCATTGTATGCCTTTGCAATTGCTAAGGAAACGGTCTGTAAATCTTTTTGAGTGCCGGCTGCGGTATCAAGAGCAACATTTTGAAGAGCCTGTGCCTGTGTCAAATCACCTGTTGCCGTGGTGAGGGTGATAAGGCTCTGACGAAGTTCTGTGTCAGGATACGGCAACCAACATTTGTTGCTTAGAAATATATTCTTCAGTAGCTTTGATCGCAGCATCGGTTGCACCTGTGGTGTTACGCAAAGAATTGGCAAGAAGTGCTTGTGATTTTTGATCTTCAATTGCACCTTTTACAGCATCAACACCTGTTTTGACCGCAAATGCACCCACGGCAACTGTTGCAACTGCAAATGCTTTTGCAATCTTTTTTCCTGCATTGGCAAAATTTTTCTCAAGACCTTTGAGGTCTTTGACCGCTTGCTTTGAACCTTTGTCATTATAGACGGTGATAATCCGCTCAACAATTGCCACGATTTACACCTCTCTCTGATTGACTGCGGCATCAACGCGTGCCTGTGCTTTTGCAGAGGCTTTTTCAACTGCCTCACGAATTCCTTGCAATGCTTTGTATCTTTTGTTATCAACAGCTTTTATGAGTGCGCGACCTTTATCTTTACCTTCACCGCGAGCAGTTGGCAATGTGCCATGCTCTCTTTGAATCACACCGATAAAGTGTTGTGAAGCCTGTGGATTCCGTGAACGGCTTGTCTTGCTTCGTGAGCGTGATGCCGCACTTCCTCGACCTGCCGTTTCAAAGATTGCTCCACCTGGGTCGCGTTGAACAACTCCATAAGTGTTCCGAAAACCTGTGCCGTTCTTTTTGGTAGTTGCAGCAGTTTGTTTGATTCCTGCTTTAGCTCGTTCAGCATCGTATGCGATAAAACCACGAGTTTGATCCTGTGCTAACGGCCCAATGCCATTGAAGCGTTTGAACCCACCTTTTGCCCATCCTGAAGGATGGATTTGGTCATTGCTTGGAAGATAACTTTTTGCCTCAAGAACAATCGGTGCAAGAATGCCACGAATTTCTTTGTTCAATTCTCTTTTGAGGTCAGGCGCGAAGCGTTCAAGAGCGATGATGTTTTCGGTCAAGCCTTGCATCACAACTTTGTAATTGATTTCCGCCATTACTTGCTTCGC